GGTAGAACTGTGATGTTGGCACACGGACACTTGTTCCCCCATGGCGGACAGTGCATATTGTATATTATTTTGTCTTTTTGATGTGTAAATTTGTGAAGATTGCACAATTGATTGTTGTGTGATCTGCTGTGTCAAGATGAAAACTAGCCAAAGTTTTAGGGCTTTGGCTAGTGATTTTTGTATAGATTTACTATTGATTTTTGTTAGATAGGTGTTCTAAGTGAGGGTTTGCGTGAGGTGTACGTGTGGGGTAGACAGTGTGAGTAATAATTTTCTTGACATTGTACGTACAAGTTGTATAATAAAATAAAAAAGGCTGAGAGGTAAATAAAATGAGATTTAAAAACGATGATGATAACAGATACATAGTAAACTTTATGAGATACGGAGGAAATTATTAATAGACTTAGCGTTAAAGAATTTATAAATTATTTAAAAGAAAATGCTGAGTTTGAAGGACATACAGTAGAATATATTGATGTAAAACGTGTTAAATGTGAAGCATATAATTTAAAAGAGAAAAATAGTAAATTACATAAAGAGTTTTTATTAACAGATGATAATAGAATATTTTATTGGAGAACGATGTTAGATAAGATTGAATTATGTGATTAATAATTAATGTGTTATAAATGAAAGGAGAGTATTATAAATGAATGCAGATTTTTATTATATTAGGATGCAAATTGTATATATGAAGTATTGTTTAAAAATTTGTTTAGAGTATGATCATGAAGGTTTTTACAGAGAATTTCTATCACGTACCATAGCATTAAATAATTATGTAAAGTCTTTAAATGATTTAAAATTAACAAAATTTGTTTCAAAAATAGAAGCAAATATTTTAAATAAATATATTAATAAATTAAATGAGAGGTAATAATGAAAGATAAAAGATTGGAAATTAGACTATCAGATAAAGAAGAAAAAATGTTATTCGAGTTATGCAAAATAACAAATTTGAATAAAAGCAATATTATAATAATTGCGTTGAATAATTTTTATAATTTACAGAAAGGAAATAATCATGACTGATAAAGATAAGTTAATAAGTGAGTACATAAAATTAGCAAAACGTGCAAATAAGCGTTTATATAATCTTGAAAAATTATCAAAAGAGAGCGGATTTGAAAACGTAACAAAATGGGGATATAGGAACGCTTTATATGATATTCAGCAGAGAGGTGGAGACAGAAGATATAATTTAAAAATTGATAAAAATATAAATACGAAAACTTTATCAGCTATGAGAAATGAAGTCTATAAATTTTTAAATTATCCAACATCAACAAAACGTGGAATAGTTAATTTATATAAAGAAAAAACCGAAAAATTTAACAAAGATTATGGAACTAATTGGAAATGGCAAGATATGGCTAATTATTTTGAAAGTGGTGGAAAAGAACTGTTTCAAGAAAAATTTTCGTCAAGTACATCACTTGAAGTTTTAGGTGTATTTCAGAAAAATAAAAAAGATATTAAAAAAATAAAAGAAAAGATTGATGAATTTAATAATGATAATAAAAAGACAGATAAATTGTTAGATACTTTTATTAAAAATATGAAAGGTAATACTGATAAAGAAGGCAATAAAATTATAGATTGGAAGTTAAAAGAAAGTGTAAAAGATTTATTACTTGGTAAGGAGTTTAAAATTGAAGAATTTTTATGATGACAGATAAAAAAGAAAATGAATTGTTTTTTGAAAATTGGAGTTATAAGAGAGAATATTATAAAAACTTTAATTATAATGTTTTAAGTCATATAAATTACGAAATAAGACCATCACGAAAAGAGGAAAAGGAATCTTTTTCAGATTGTTTTATCATGCTTGACACAGAAACTTCAAAAAAGTATAAAAATAGAATAGACGTGAATTATATTGTAGCTTTTTCAATTTCAATCAGAGCGTTCGATAAAAACATAGTTACTCTTTATGGAAATAAACCTAGTCAATGTGTGGACTGTATTAACAGAATTTTGAAAAGTCTTAAAAGTTTAAAGACTATTATTTATGTTCATAATTTATCATATGATTGGATTTTTTTGAGACAATTTTTATTTTCAGAATACGCAACACCAATTCGCCAATTAAATACTAAAAGTCATTATCCAATTGTAATAGAATTTATTAATGGTTTAATATTAAAAGATTCGCTAATTTTAGCACAAAGAAAACTCGAAAAATGGGCTGAGGATTTGAATGCAGAGCATAAAAAAGCTATTGGTAAATGGGATTATGATAAGATAAGAACGCAAAGCGAAGTTTTTAAAAATGATGAACTTGAATATATCGAAAATGATACGTTAGTTGGTGTAGAATGTTTGGATATTTTGAAAAAAACATTACATAAGCATGTATATTCTATGCCATTTACGGCGACAGGAATACCAAGGGAGGAACTTAGAAAGATAGCTTTTAAAAATCGTGGAAAAGAATGGTTTAATAGATTAGTTCCTAACTATTTACAGTATAAAAAACTAGAAAAAATTTATCATGGTGGATTCACGCACGCAAACAGACATTTTATTGGACAAACTGTAAAAGGTTTAATAAGTTGTTACGATTTTGCAAGTTCTTATCCGTTTTGTCTGCTTAGTGAGAAATACCCTTGCGAAAAATTTCAGAAAACTAACACAAATTGCGATATAAAATACATTGTAAAAGATTCTGAAAATTTTGCTTTTATGTTCAAATTTACTGCTATTGCAATAAAATTGAAAGATACCGATTTTCCCATGCCATGTTTGCAATTTTCTAAATGTGTGAATACTGTTAACGCTATTATTGATAATGGCAGAATATTATACGCAGATTATATAGAAATTTATTTGAATGAACAGGATGCAATCACAATTTTAGAACAATATGACTTTTATAAGCATTTATGCAGTGAGGTTGAATTTTCTAAAAAAGATTATCTTCCAAGATGGTTAACTGATTATGTTTTCAGATTATTTACAGAAAAAACACAATATAAAGGCGGTGACACTGTTTTATATGCTTTGTCAAAAGCAAAGTTAAATTCTGTGTATGGTATGTGTGTGCAGAAATGTGTTAAAGAGATAATTGAAGAAATATATAGATCTGGAGAATATATAAAGCATAATTTTGACAGTGAAAACAGTGAAGAAGATTTATATATAAAATACACCGAGAGTAGAAATAGTTTTTTACCTTATTTTATAGGTGTCTGGTGTACAAGCTATGCACAGAAAAATCTTTTTGAGTTAGGAAAATGCTGTGAAACATGGCTATATTCTGACACAGATTCTTGTTATGGAATAAATTGGGATATTGAAAAAGTTTCTGAATATAATCAAAAATGTAAAAATAAATTAGTAAATAACAATTATTCTTGCGTTATTCACAATAATCGTGAATATTGGTTAGGAATTGCTGAACATGATGGGAAAAAAGATGAATATTCAGAATTTAAAACAATGGGTGCAAAAAGATATTGTGGAAGATGTAATGAAGACAATAAATTACATATAACAGTTGCCGGAGTACCTAAGAATGGTTCTATATGTTTAAAAAATGATATTAATAATTTTAAAAAAGGATTGATTTTTGAAGGAAAAAAAACAGGAAAAAAACAACATACATATATTTATAAAGAATTTTATATTGATGAAAATGGTACAGAAATAGCCGATAGTATTGACTTATCAGATTGTGATTATTTATTAGACGAGGTCAACGTAAATGAAGAGTGGGAAAACCTTATAAATGAAGAAGTTAATATTCAAATTTATGATTAATGTTTCACGTGAAACATTTTAGAGAGGAGATAATATAATTATGTCATATTATTATGATTTTAATGAAGATGTTAAAAAATATCCTAACGCATGGTGTTATATAATTATAGGAGGTAGAAAAAGAGGAAAGACATATAGCGTGTTAAAATCTTGTTATGAGAATAACAGAAAATTCACATTTGTAAAAAGAACAAATGAAGATATAAATCTTATATGTGGTAGTGGAATAAAAGGAGATATTGAGGTTGACTTATCTCCATTTAAACCAATTAATAGAGATCTGCAATGTAATATAAAAGCGAAAAAATTATTTGATGGAGTAGGAGGCTTCTTTGAACTTGATGAAGAAAATAACATAAAAAATAACATAGGTTTTATTCTGTCACTCAATGCAGTTTCTAAGATGAAGGGGATCGGTATAGACGAGTGTGATTGGATGATTTTTGACGAATTCATACCGCAACCTTGGGATAGAATTAACAGAAAAGAGGGCGAGCAAATATTAGACCTTTATGTGACACAGAATCGAGATAGAGAGCATAGAGGATTAGATGAAGTAAAGCTTATTGCTTTAGCCAACGCTACTTCCATTAATAATAAACTTATGGAAACGTTAGAACTTACAGACACAGTTGCAGAAATGACAACCAAAGGTATAGAGTTTTTTTATGACGAAAAACGTTTTATAATGGTTCATTTATTAGCAAATGCAGATGAATTTTATAAAAATGAATCAAATACTAAAATTTTTAATGCAATGCAAGGAACAAAATGGCATAATGTCGTGTACGAAAACACGTTTGCTTATGATGATTTTAATAGTGTGGATTTTAAATCATTAAAAGGATATAAGTGTATAATATCGTTAAAACATAAAGAACATATGTTTTTTATTTATAGAAAAAATGAACTATATTATATGTGCGAAAGCAATGGAAGCGGAAAATATTATGATTTGAACAGTGAAAATGATCAAAAACGTTTTTTTAATGATTATGTCATGAAATTAAGAGAGAAGACAATTAACAAACAAATGTTCTATAGCAAATTTTCTATGTATGATTTAATTATTAATTATAAAAATTATTTTAAAATTTAATAGAAAATGTGTTGACAAATAAATAAAAAACTGGTACAATCCTTGTAAAGGAACAGAGAAAGAGAGGAAAAGAAAATGAAAAAAATAACTAAAAAAGAAATTAATGAAAGAATTAAAAGTATTTTATCAAGGGGTAGTCATAAAGAAGAAAAATTAATATTTAAAGAAATAATAAAAGATAATTTATATGAAAATAGTTTTAAAACTATTGCAACATTTAAAACAGTTGACACGATGGGTTTTATAATAGCTTATTTTATGTATGGAAGTAGAAATGAATTTAACGAATTACAGGTAGTTATGTGTTCAACTTCAACAGATTATAATAACAGTTTTGAGATTTAATATAGAAATGTGGGAAAAAATAAATTACGTTTCAATTGGCACTAGAAAAGTGCCAATTGAATACATAGAATTACATGATATGTTAATGATAATAGATGATGCGTTAACAAACGGTTTTGAATTAAAAGTAGAAAATCACTGTATTTATTACAGATGATTAAATAAAATTTAAAGAAAAAAGGAGAAAGAAACATGAAAATTTTATTCAAATCAAGAGAGGACTTGACAAAACAGGAGATTTACAAAATGACAAAAAATGCAGAGATCGAGCAGATGAAAAATGTCACAGACAGAGAAATGCTTGAGATCGCCGCATACATTGTTTTTGAGGATGAAAATGCAGATGGTGAAGTGAATAAGATTCACTCCATTTTAACGACAGACGGACGTGCAATCGCTTTTCAGTCAAAAACATTTGCGAAATCACTTGAGGATATTGCGGAAATTATGACAGACGGAAATTGGAACGAGCCATTTTCCATTATCAAAATTAGCGGAAAGACAAAATCGGGCAGAGATTTTATTAATTGTGCATTAGCTTAAAAGGAGAAAAGAACATGGTAAAAAACATCACAAGAACAATTTCAACAACAAATGTAACATTTGAAGCTTTTTTAAGAAAAGAAAGAAAGCAGACAACTTTGACAATGGAATTTCCTGAAACATTCAAAGATGAAGATGAAGCACAGAATTTTTTATACAAGAGATATGAAAAGGGTGCAAATGAAATGCCATTATTCATTCATGAATTAACTACAGTTGATTATAAGTATTCAATGCCATTAGAAAAATTCATGGAAGAATCAAAAGTTGAGATTGTAACAGCAGATGATTCTGTAGAATCAGAATAGAAATAAAGGTATTAAGGGTTAGGGGTGGGCGAATGAGGTTTATATATGGATATTAATGCAATGACTACGTTAATAAGTAGTTTCGGATTTCCAATTTGTGCATGTTTAGCAATGGGATATTACATAAATAAAATTAACACAGAACATAGAAATGAGATTAAAGAACTTAATAAAGAACATTCTGAAGAAATGAATAATCTTAAAGATACAATTAATAACAATACTTTAGCTTTAGAAAAGTTAATAACTGTTATAAACTCTAAGGAGGTATAAAAATGAGTAAAAAAGTGACAATTAATCTTGTTAAAAGTGTTATTGCGGGATTTTACGGAAATGGGCTTGTTAGAAAAACTCGTCTTAAAAATGAAGGATATAATTATAATGAGGTTCAGAGAGCAGTTAATAACTATTTAAAATACGGAAACATTAATGGAAAAACATTGATAAACAAAGTTAGTAATGTTAAAAGTGAAAGAATGAAAACGAATGAAAACGGAAAAAATCTGATTAAATCGTTTGAAAGTTGCAGATTAAATGCATATAAAGATGTTACAGGAACGTTAACTATCGGATGGGGGCATACCGGAAGTGTTGATGGCTCACCTATTTACTTGGGTATGTCAATCTCACAACAGAAAGCAGATGAACTATTTGATAACGACTTAGAAAGATTTGAAAATCATGTAAATGGGTATAACGATAAATACAATTTTACCTCAAACGAATTTTCTGCATTAGTATCTTTTGCATATAACATTGGCAGTATTACACAGTTAACTGCAAAAGGAACTCGTACAAAAACACAGATTGCAAATAAAATGCTTGAATATGTCTATTCAAAAGGTAAAAAATTGCAAGGATTGGTGAATCGAAGAAGTAAAGAACGTAACTTGTTTTTATCGAGTGATGAATTGATTGACTATCCCCGATGAAAGTGAAAGCGATGGAAATACTATAACAGATTTTACAAGTGAATCTAATAAGTTTGCTTGTTTAGTAAATTGTTTACATAACGTAACTCGTCAACAGATTAAAATAATGTTAGGAGAGTAAAAAAAATGCAGATAACTTTGTATGAAAATTTTGCGAAAAAAGATAATTCAACGTTAATACCGAATATTAGTGGTACTAATGTAAATTGTGCATTAAAAAATTCTACAAGCATTTCAAATCCAACATTTATTTTAACTGTTGAAAATTTTAATATCTCATATGTAAAATGGGATGAACGTTTTTATTTCGTAACAAACATTAGTTCGTTACGGAATGGGGTAATTGAATTGTCATGCACAATTGATGTGTTGGCAACATATAAAAAACAAATTTTGCAGACAATAGCATATATTGAATGTTCAACTTCAAAATTTAATTCCAATTTATTAGATACAAGAATACCAAACACAGGAAATATTATTCAATCTGTTGCAAGCAGTAAAGATATAGAGACGTTTTCTCAAAGTGGTTGTTATTGTTTAACAATAATAGGTTCAGGTGGTTCTAATACAGAACAGAGGTTTGTTACAAGACAAGGTTTAAATAATCTAAGTAATAATATTTCTCAATTAACTGATGAAGATATTATAAACGGTCTTGTTCTTAAATTTGGATCGGTATTTGGAACAATTACGGGGTGTACATTTTTACCATTTACATTACCTAGTGGAACGCATGAACTTATTAAGATTGGTGATTTTACAACAGGGACTGACAGTATAGTTTCATCTGCTTTAGTTTCATTGGAAACAAAAACAATATCTATTCCGTGGATTTATACAAATCCTAGAAGAATGACCGAATCATTAAATATATATTTACCCTGTGTTGGAAATGTGCCACTAGATTCGTCACAATTTTTAAACGATACAACGTTAACTATTTATTGTTTATTTGATTATGTGACAGGAGAGTTAATATATTTATTAACAAATGGAAAAATATTTCTAAAATATAACACGCAGTGCGGTACTCCTATACAGTTTGCTTTTAACTCGCAATCAAGAAGTAGTGGTGTTTTATCAACTATTTTTGAAAAAGTTAAAGAATGGAGCGATAGCGGATTAGATTTATCGAACATTAGTGCTGATGTAATAAGTACAAGAAATGAAAACTTAATAAAAACTTTTTCACGACTAGGTACGTCATATAATGTAATAGGTTCAAACGGAAGTTTTGCTAACGGAATTTTAGCTAGTTCAAGAAACAACATAGTTATTTCTTCAAGTGCTTTCGGCTTTTCAACAACACAAGAAAATATTAGAAGTGTTAAAGGAAGTCCGTTTATGAATGTGTCGACATTGTCTGATATAACAGGATTTTGTAAATGTAACGGGGCAAGCGTTTCTGCTTCATGTGAAGAAAGTGAAAGAAATAAAATTAACAATTATCTAAACACAGGATTTTTTATAGAATAAAAGGCGCAAGACCTTGGTGTCAACAAAGTGGAACTTTGCAAGGTGGTTTGACAAACCGAAAAGCGCCTTTTATATAAATGCTATATAGCATTTATGGAAAGGAGACAAAATGAAAAAAACTGATATTGTAAAATTAGCGTTAAGTGGTTGGAAGTTATCAGATATTAAAGAATTAGTTGAACTAGAAAAAACAATGAATGATATTGAAACAAACGAAGATGAAAAAGAAGATGAAAAAGATGATAAAAAAGAAGATGAAAGAACGGATAAAAAAGAAGATGAAAAAACGGATAAAAAAGAAGATGAAAAAGAGGATAAAAAAGAAGATGAAAGAACGGATAAAAAAGAAGATGAAAAAACAAAAACAATGAATGACATGATGGAGTTAATAAAAAAATTGCAAGATGGAAAAACTAGAGAAAAAATAGAAGATGATAAAAGCGAAGAAGATATTTTAAAAGATATGTTTAGAGATTTTATGTAAAAGGAGATTTTAAAATGGGAAAAGTATTAACAGTGCAGGATTGCCACAATCTTATGAACAGTTTAGTTAAACAGGCAACAGGACAGCAGAGTATCACAGTTATTGATAGTTCGACATTTGTGAGTGCAGGAGAAACGATTTTAGCTACAGGAACAGAAAATGTGATTAATTCATTATCATTAATTATTGGCAGGACTCTAGTAGCAGTTAGACCTTATAAAGCGAAGTTTTTATTAATTAATGCTTTGAATAGTGGTATTTATTCAAACAGAATTAGAAAAATTTCTTATTACTCAAAAGATGCACAGGCTTCAGGTATGTATAACACGCAATTATATACTAACTTGAAAGATGGTTATACAAATGGTCAAAACATTATTGCAGATAATCCGACAAGTACAAAATCTATGTGGGAACAGAATCAGCCAATTTCTCTTGAAATGAATTTCGCAGGTTCTGATACATGGGATGATTCTTTAACAATTTACGAAAAACAATTGCAGGTTGCTTTTGAAAGTGAAGCTAATTTTTCACGGTTTATGAGTGGAATTATGACTGAAAAAGGAAATGACATTGAATCACAGAAAGAGGCTTTTAATAGAATGTGTGTTCTTAATGAAATCGGTATGATTTACGACATGGCAGACGATAGACCGCTTTCAAGTGTTAATTTGACAAAAGAATATAACACAAAATACGGAACTTCGTATACAAGTGCAGAATTAAGAACCACATATTTAGAAAGTTTCTTGAAATTTTTCATTGCATATGTTAAAAATATTAGTAACTATTTAGAAGAAAGAAGTACTAATTATCATTTATCACCAACAAAAACAGTTAACGGAACAGATTATAAACTCTTGAGACACACACCAAAAAATAGACAGAAAATGTTTTTATATGAACCTTTGTTTATTGAAGCAAAAGCAAATGTTTTACCGTCAATTTTTAACCCTGAATATTTAGATATTAAAAATTATGAAGCGGTTAATTATTGGCAGTCAATCAATTCACGTGCAAGCGTTAAAATCACACCAGCAATTTTCGACAAAACAACAGGCGAACAGAAAAAAGGAAATGAAGTTGACCTCGATTATGTGGTTGGATTACTTTTTGATGAGGACGCAATGATGATTGATTATCAGTTTGATGGTAGTTATTCGACACCGCTTGAAGCGCGTAAACTTTATCGTAATATTTTTTGGCATTATACTAAAAACGCTATCAATGATCCAACAGAAAATGCAATTTTGTTCTATATGAAAGATGGTGAAGTTTAAAATGTATAAGCCAATGAATAAAGGACGTTATTACAGAATTTTTGTTGAAAGTATTAACGGTAGTTTTAAAATTACACATACTGATTTAATTGGTGCTGTTGTGTCAGGAAATTCAGTAAAACTTCCATTAGGTTATCATATAATTAACGTCGATACTGATGTAAATACTGTGGTTGGCGGTTCTGCTTCAACTTTTGGAACAAGAAAAGTTTATGCAGACGGTTGCCAGGCAGTTGAATTATGTGATTCTAAGGCTTTTGACTTTGCAGAAATTTTCGTATTCGCATACAAAAAGGAGTAAACTTATGAGTTGTTTTCCATATTATTATCCGCAAATAAATGCATTATGTGGTACGCACTTACCTAGTGCGTATCACACAAAAAACACAGTTGCTTTTGAGTTTTGGGTTAGGGCATTTTATGAAAGAATGATAAACGGTCTAAAGATAAACACACCTTGGAGTGGTGATGTTAAAGATTTTTTTAATTACTGTTTATACGGATTTGGATATATTGCAATTTTTGAATCTGATGATTATGGATTGTCATTTCAACCTTGCACGTTAAACGGATATGATTTTTATTATAGACCAACAAACGCAATAATCTCAAATCCGATTTTTCAAGCAGATTTAAAAATTGGAAAAGAATGCGAGATTCTTAAGCTAACACCTGATTACTACGGAACGTTTGACGTTATTTATTATTACGCCGAAAAAATGGCAGAATTAGATTGTGCTTTAAAAATTAGTATTTTTAACGAAAAGAACCCTAAAATTTACGGTGCAAATACTAAAGCACAAGCAGAAACTCTTAAGAAAATTATGGACAAGGTAAACCAAGGAAATGCGGTTGAAATTTATAACAATCAGTTATTCAAAAAAGATGATGATTCAGATAATGACATATTAACGCTATTTGGTAATGATTCTAAAGACAATTATATGACTGATAAGATTTTAACAGATATGCAAACAATTGTTAACAATTTTGATAGAGAGATTGGTATACCATCTTTACCATATCAGAAAAAAGAAAGAATGGTGAGAAGTGAAGCAGATTCGACAATTATTGATAGTCAATCTCGTATTTTGACATGGTTTGAAACATTAAAAAGTAGCATTGAAAATGTAAAAAAACTATTTCCAAAATTTGAATGCTATGTGGAAATGAGGTGGGATTTTGTCAATAGCAAAACTGACACTAATAGGACTTAATAATTATGACAATTCATTATTTGACAATTTAAGATTTGAAAATGTTGACCACGAAACAATGGTAAACACAATTTTATTAAATTGTGGTGAGTTTGAAGTGTTATATCCAAATATTGAAACGTTGAAAAATATGTTTACTTTATTTTCTAACAAATGGTCACGAACTGTTAGCAAATGGGTTAGTGCTTTAAATACCGAATATAAACCATTAGAAAATTATGATAGATATGAAAATTTTGGCGGTAGCGAAACAGAATTAGAAAATGGTGATGAAACGCATTTAACAAACGGAAATGAAACGATTACAAATAATGGTAATACCATTTTAAGTAGAAGTGGTACAGATAATAATGATGTGGAAAGTAAAACAAGTGCTTTTAATACGAATGATTATCAGCCTAGTGAAAAAACAACAACTCAAATAAACTATGGTAGTTCAGATAAAAATGATGTTAATTTTAGCCAAACTAGAACACCTAACATTACAGAAATTAGAACACCGAATATTAAAAGAACTAGAACACCAAATTTGGAAAATCACATACATGGTAATATAGGAGTAACAACTTCTCAACAAATGCTAGAAAGCGAATTACAATTACAATATTGGAATTTATACAATAAAATTTCAAATCTTTTCATGAAAGAATTTTGCATTATGATATATTAAAAGGTGGTGATTAAAATGAGTTTTACAAACGATTTTCCATATACAGATTTTCATGAAATTAATCTTGATTGGATTCTTAATAAAATTAAAGAATTTCAAACAAGAATTGACAGTTTTGAGGATACTGTATTGAAAAAAGCAAACGCTTATACTGATAGTGAGATTCTTAAGCTTTCACAGAAAATTAGTAAAGAATTTGTTAATTTTACTAAAGAAATAACAGATAAAATTGCTAATATCGACAGTAATTATAATCAGTTTGTTAATTATGTTAATAATCGTATTACTTTAATGGAAAATGAACTTGTTAAAATGAACGATTATATTCAAACGATTTTGAAGCAAGCTAATGAATATACACAACAGGCTATTATTAATAATAATGCTTATATCATCAATGAAACAACAAAGGCACTAAGCACTGTAAAAGTTATTAACTATTTCACAGGTGAACGTGTTTCAATACAAGAAATGTTTGACTACTTATGTCAATTTCATCTCGAAAATGCTATCAATTATACTATTATGGCAAGTAGAGAAAAAACTTATACAGAGTTTAACAATTTGAATATGACATATACAGATTTAGCGTTAAATGGCGGTGCGTTATATAATTAAAAAGGAGTGATTTATTATGACAAGAACAAGTAATTATGATTTAATTGTTGTAGAGGGTAGTGACAAAGTAAATTTATTAACACAGATGAACCCTAACACAGAAAAAATTGATGAAGTTCTAAAAACAAATGAAAAAAGTGGTGTGCAAGTTGCCACAGAATTACTTACTGGAACTGTACATGCGATTACAAGAACTGTAAAAAGTGCTAGTATGTTTAAATTTACTGCCGTTAGTAATTATACATCTGGTGATACTTTTACTGTTGATGGAGTACAAGTTACCGCTTTACTAACAAGCGGTGAAGCACTTGGAACGGGTGCATATATTATTGGTAGCGAAGTTTTATGTAGTTTAAAAGATACTTTACTAACTGTTTATACGCAAGGTGGTACTGTAAAAATAGCAGAGGATGCAGAAAAACTCGGTGGTAATTTGCCTGAATATTATGCAAAACAGAGTGAATTAGACGTTGTGAAAAATACCGCTGATAGTGCTAGTTCATTATCAAGACAAAATTCCGAAAGTATTAATAAGATAAATCAGAGTTTAATTCAGCAAAAAATACAGTACAAAGATACTTCTTTTGAACAAGTTAAAATAAATAGAAAAAGTGGTAGAGGGTTATATTACTCAGACAATATACCACTCGGAATAAATAATTCTTTTGTGATTTCCTTAATGATTATCGGGTGGGGAGGTGCTTCTAAACTCTTTAACATTTATTATGATTATGACTCAAATAGTATAATTTTTATGTGTGATTCTTCTATAACAATAACTTCTGTTTCTATAAGAGTGTGTTACATTCAAAAGGATACGTTTGCCACAGAATAATTGCTATACATGCACATAGCCATCAATCTTTGGAGTATATGCAACCAATTCCTTCGTTTAACTCAGTTAAACTCTGGTTTAACGTGATGTGTCTACCCCACACGTACACCTCACGCAAACCCTCACTTAGAACACCTATCTAACAAAAATCAATAGTAAATCTATACAAAAATCACTAGCCAAAGCCCTAAAACTTTGGCTAGTTTTCATCTTGACACAGCAGATCACACAACAATCAATTGTGCAATCTTCACAAATTTACACATCAAAAAGACAAAATAATATACAATATGCACTGTCCGCCATGGGGGAACAAGTGTCCGTGTGCCAACATCACAGTTCTACC